GTACTTTTTAATGTGGGTAAAGGAGGAGGACCAAGAGGAGGAAAAGCATCAGGAAAAGGTAAAAAAATAAATTTTGGTAAAATAGATGGTTTAGCTAATCCTGGCAAAACAGGGAGAGGTTCAAACCTAATGTGGATGAAACAAAATTTTTCCGAAGACGAGATTTTTAAAGGATCTATACTTCAAAATAATCCTAAAATTCAAAAACAATTTAAAACTTTATTTAAAGATATTAATGATAACGCTGGGTTGTATGCAGAAATGGGTCCAGAAGAAATGGTTAATAGACTAAAATCTAAAGGAGGGAATCTGCTAGAAGATTTTGATTTTCTTAAATCATATTCATCTGGAGGTGTACAAACTTATGGAGGTGTACATAAGGGAATTACTAGAAATAGTTTAAAAAATATTGGTGTACCCGAAGAACATATTACTTCTTTTCAATCTGTTAGAAAGCCTATCGAAGCAATAGAAAAGATTTTAGAAAAAATTAAAAAAAATCCAAACTATGCCAAACATACTTGGGGAATTGGGGCAGGGACTTCTAAAAAAATTGGAGACCAATTAGACAATTTTTTAAGTGGTCAAAAAGATGCGTTTAAAGTAGTTCGAGATATAGACAATATGCTAGTTGATGAATCTATGAAGAAGGAAGGATTTAAAGGAACAAGAGATGCTTATTTAAAAACAGAAAAAGGTAAATTAGCCAATAAACAATTTAATAAAGTTTTTGGAGGTGTTAACTTTGAACATACATTAGCGAAGAGTGTGGGAAAAGATTATAAATACCTACCAAGAAACTATATGTTAAAAGGCCAGTATACTACCGGTGCTTTTAATCAAATTAAAAAAAATCAATTTGATCTTCCTTTAATTGATATGTTAAAAAAACATAAAGAGGGAAAATTAGATGGATCTAAGATTACAGAGTTCATTGAAGATTTTAATAAAAAAACTGGGGGCTATGCTGATTTTGTTTTTGATGAAAAAGCTGGTAAACTTGTTTATCCTAATGAAAAAAAAGTAACCTATGATTTAAGTAAATATAAAGATCCAAAGATGGCTAGAAAAGAATTAAAAAAGAATATTGAAATGACAATGAGTAAGAAGTTTCAAAGAGGTTTTGCTAAAGCGGACACTGATAAGTTAGCTCAACTTAGATCTAAAAAAGCTAAAAGCATATTAATTAAATTAGGTTGTGGAATGTATGCTGGAGGAAGAGTTGGATTGAAAAAAGGTGGAGATACATGTGTTAACAATGCCATCAAGAAATTAAAAGATAGTAAAAATTTAACTGCAGCTGAAAAGCAATTAGCTAAACGATTGGCAGGAGTCAGTGGTTTAAAAAAACTTGGAGGTTGGGCAAAAGCAGAAGGTTATTTTGTATTAGCTGATATGGCTAACAATTGGACTAAAGGTCAATCTTTTAACAAAGGAATTAGTGAAGCAGTTAAGACAGGTACTTTTGGTTTAATTGATATGAAAGGTGCAGAAAAAGATTTAGACAAAGTTTTAAAAGAGCAAAATTTATCTAAAGAAGAAATGCAAGGTGTTCATGATTGGATGGACTATGCTAAAAAAGAAGGTAAGCTTCAAAAAGGAATTACAAACGAAGATATAATGCATGAAAATGTTGGTGTGTATGATACCAGTGGAGGGATGGATGAGGCTGCTATTCCTCAAGTTCAACAATCGGAAGCAGATGCATATACGAAAAAAGTAGACGAACTGGAAAGACTGAGAAACGAAGCCGCAGAGAAAGCTGACTGGAAAGGGTATAATGCTTTTAATAAAGGTCTTGAAGCGCTGATTGCCAAAGAATGGAATAAGACAGCAGGTACAATATTTGATAGAGGGTATAGAAAATCTATTGGAGCTAAAGGTGATGAAGGTATGATATGGGGACCAACGTTTGGTAATCTATTTAGAGAAGGTATGGAAGCAGCAGGCTTTGAAGAAAATAAAGCTCTAAAAAAATTTACACCACAAAAGGTGATGAACTATCATCCTGTCTATGGTTATAAAGAAGATATTAAAGATGTTATAAGACAAGGAGATAGTCCTATGGAAGATGTGCTTTATCAATTTGAAAAGTATATGCCTAGTTCTGCTATACAAGATGAAGCTTTATATGATGATCCAATGGGTACATATGATTATAGACCAAACCAATATGCAGGCGGAGGAATCGCTGGAATTAGAAGACCAAGCGCCATTCCACCTGAATCTGGGCCAACTCCTTATGGGTTGCCTTCAATGTTAAACCGTGTTAAGAAAGTATAGGAGTATAAATGGCAGATATAGATAAAGGACTCCCTAATACACGAACAGAACTTAAAGTTCCTGGTGAAGAGGAACTTGTAGACTTAAGTGTACAAGAGGATGTTACAGAACAAGAACCAGTAGAAGTTACACCAGAAGAAGATGGTGGTGCAACAATTAATTTTGAACCAGGAGCAATTAACATTCCTGGAACAGAAAATCATTTTGATAACCTAGCAGATATTTTACCTGAAGATGTTTTAGAGCCGATCGGAAACGAGCAAGCTGGAAACTATCAGGATTATAAATCTTCTAGAAAAGATTGGGAGAAAACTTATAGAGATGGTTTAGATCTTTTAGGATTTAAATATGAAAACAGAACAGAACCATTTCAAGGAGCTAGTGGTGCAACTCACCCAGTACTAGCCGAATCCGTTACCCAATTCCAAGCACAAGCATATAAAGAATTATTACCGGCAGATGGACCAGTTAGAACCCAAGTAGTTGGTGTTCAAACTCCAGCAAACGATTTACAAGCTCAAAGAGTAAAAGACTATATGAACTATCTTGTTATGGACAAGATGAAAGAATACGAACCAGAATTTGATTCGATGTTGTTTCATTTACCATTAGCAGGATCAACATTTAAAAAAGTCTATTATGACATGACCCTGGGAAGAGCAGTTTCAAAGTTCGTCCCTGCAGATGAATTAGTAGTTCCGTACACAGCTACCTCATTAGACGATGCGGAAGCTATTATTCATGTGATTAAAATTCCAGAAAACGAGTTGCGTAAGCAACAAGTTTCTGGGTTTTATAGAGATATAGAATTAGGCCCACCAGGAATGGTGACTTCAAATGAATTAGAAAAAAAGGAGCGTGAGCTTGAAGGAACAAAAGCTACAGGTAGACAACAACCTATCTATACTTTGTTAGAATGCCACGTTAATTTAGATCTAGAAGGATTCGAGGAGGTTGATCCAAACAATGAACCTACTGGAATAAAACTTCCTTACATTGTTACAATTGAGGAAGGTACAAGAAAAGTTCTCTCTATTAAGAGAAACTTTGCGCCCAATGATCCGAAGAAAACTAGAATCCAATACTTCGTCCACTTCAAATTTCTGCCAGGACTAGGATTTTATGGATTCGGACTCATTCACATGATTGGCGGATTGAGTCGTACGGCAACGGCGGCTCTCCGTCAATTATTAGATGCTGGAACTTTAGCTAACTTACCTGCAGGATTTAAGCAGAGAGGTGTTAGAGTTCAGAATGAAGCAGACCCAATTCAACCAGGTGAATTTAAAGATGTAGATGCACCGGGTGGAAGTTTAAGAGATGCTTTCTTTCCACTACCTTATAAAGAACCTTCTCCAACATTATTACAGTTATTAGGAATTGTTGTTCAAGCTGGACAAAGATTCGCGGCTATTGCTGATATGCAAGTTGGTGATGGTAATCAAGGTGCAGCTGTAGGAACTACGATTGCTCTTCTTGAGAGAGGATCAAGAGTTATGTCTGCAATACACAAAAGATTGTATGCAGCAATGAAAAAAGAATTTGGATTACTTGCAACTATTATTGCACAGTACTTACCACCAGAATATCCTTACGATGTTGTCGGTGGTGCAAGGACCGTGAAGCAAATGGACTTTGATGACAGAGTAGATATTCTACCTGTTGCTGATCCTAATATATTCTCAATGTCACAGAGAATCACATTAGCACAAACTGAAATGCAATTAGCTACAACTAATCCACAAATGCACA